CAACAAATGTAGAGGTGACCGGAGAAGAATTATCTTTTCTTCCGTCTAGCTCTACAGAGAACGAAGAATAACCATTAACCACAATTAAATTAAATTATTATGTCAACACAAATTGCGTTATTGAAGATGTTCCGTGGTGAGCAAAAAAAATTAGTATATTTGTAAAAATATAATTTAGTAAAATGGCAAAAAGTAAAAAACCAGAAGTGGTAAAACTTGATGATTCAGTTGTTGAAGAACTAAAACAGCTAAGAACAGAACAATCCAACACACAGCTTGATATTGGCGCACTGTCTACACAGCAACACATTTTGCAAAACAGAATGGTTGATCTTGGTCAGCAACTCCAAGGAAAGTTAAATGAATTAGAGAAAGAGCACGGACAGGGCTCTATCGACCTAGAAGCGGGTGAGCTTCATTTGGGTGCTCCAGACAATGGAAATTCGTAAAATATCCATAGGGTCTGATTACAAGGGCAGCGCCATGCATTACATCGTTAACCAAGATGTTTTGAATGGCGCTTATACCATACACCTCATTGACTTTGATGAGGACAAAATCTCTTTCCGTGTATATGTAGAAAAGAACAACGAAGTTTTTTTATGGAAAGAGTTCAATAAAAACATACCTGTATCTGTTGAGTACAATATAAACTTTTAGGATGAAATCTCCTTACTACTTCATTATCAAGCCGTTAGGCGACGAATACAATAATGAGGTGGAGATATCAGGGCAAAAGATCATAGTCAACTCTACGGTTGAGGATCATAAGCATGTAAATAGACTTGCGGAAGTTGTTTATGCTCCAAGCAGGAGTACAAAAGTCAAGTCTGGCGACATAATAGTCGTACATCACAATATATTCAGGATATACTACGACATGAAAGGTAGGGCAAAGAAATCGCCCAACTACTTCAAAGATGGTATGTATTTTATAGATGAATATCAGTTTTATCTTTACAATGACGGAAAAGAGTGGAAGTCAGTTGGCAATTATTGCTTTGTCCAGCCAATAGATAAAGAAAATTCTTATCTTTATGAGGAGGGTACAGAGCTCAACACCGGGTATGTTGTATACGATAATGATTACCTAAACGACCTTGGTGTTAAATTAGGCGATAAAGTAAACTTTACTAAAAACAGTGAGTATGAGTTTACTATAAACGACACTGTTTTGTACCGTATGAGAACTAACGATATATGTGCCTTGCTATGAAAGATGTAAATGAAATAAAAGAAAGAATCATAAAGGCTGGGCATGAAGCTGTCAACCAGCTCATAAAGGTTGCGGAAGAGGAGATCATAAAACCAGATCCAGATGATGAGCTCGCTGCGGATAGGTTAAAAAATGCTGCAGCTACAAAAAAACTAGCGATATTCGATGCTTTTGAAATACTTAACAGAATTGAGAACGAAAAGAACTTGATAGAGAATCCAGAAGAGGAAAAAACAAATTTAACAGGTGGTTTTGCAGAACGAAGATCTAAATAATTTAGGTGTTGTACTAAAGGACTTTATACCAAAAAAGATCTTAGATGACACAAACAAAAAAAAGGGGTTCCGTTATGGATACAATCCTGATATAGATGCTGTAGTTATATCCAAAGATGGTACGATAGGAGATGTAGTCAGAATTAATCATTTAAACATAGCTCTTCCAAAAAAACCTGCAGATATTCATAAAAGGGCAGTTAAACGGAAAGATCAGTTCTGGGAAGCATCTGAGTATCCGAAACAACTACGCCCATTACAGACCATATTTCAGTGGAATGAAATGCCCCGTGATTTCAAAGAAACATGGGTTCCTTATATCGAAAAGGTGTTTAACTACAGAGAGAATGGTTATTGGTTTTACAACAAAGGAACGCCAACGTACATTACAGGGAGTCATTATATGTACCTACAATGGACTAAAATTGATATAGGTAAGCCGGAGTACAGGGAGTCAAATAGAATATTTTTTATATTCTGGGAAGCGTGTAAAGCAGATTCTAGGTGTTATGGAATGTGTTACTTAAAGAACAGGAGATCTGGGTTTTCATTTATGTCATCAGCTGAAGCCGTCAATCAAGCCACCATAACATCAGATGCTAGGTTTGGGATATTGTCAAAGACGGGTGCTGATGCAAAAAAAATGTTTACAGATAAAGTTGTACCTATATCTGTTAACTACCCATTTTTTTTCAAACCAATTCAGGATGGTATGGATAGGCCGAAGTCTGAGTTAGCCTATAGAGTTCCTGCATCAAAACTCACAAGAAAATCAATAGCTAACACAAACATTATTAGTGACTTACAGGGACTAGATACCACAATAGATTGGAAGAATACAGGGGACAACAGTTACGATGGTGAAAAACTTGCACTTCTTGTTCACGATGAAAGTGGTAAGTGGGAAAAGCCAGATAACATACTAAACAATTGGAGGGTTACCAAAACATGTTTGAGGCTTGGTAGTAGGGTTATCGGTAAGTGCATGATGGGATCAACAAGTAATGCTTTAGATAAAGGTGGAAACAACTTTAAAAAACTGTTTTATGACTCTGACCCCACAACACGCAACTCAAACGGACAAACCAAAAGTGGCATGTATAGCTTGTTTATTCCTATGGAGTGGAACATGGAGGGGTTTATAGATAAGTATGGGCAACCTGTTTTAGAGACACCAGATTCGCCAATAACCAGCGTAAATGGTGATGACATTCACCAAAGCGCATTACAATATTGGCAAAACGAAGTGGATAGTCTCAAAAATGATCCAGATGCATTAAATGAATTTTACCGTCAATTCCCACGTACTGAGTCACATGCGTTTAGAGACGAGTCAAAGAACACCTTATTTAATTTGACAAGAATATATGAGCAGATAGATTACAACGATTCATTTGCTATCAAATCAAGTGTAAGTAGGGGAAACTTTTACTGGAAGAATGGTCAAAGGGATACAGAAGTTGTGTTTTCTCCTGATAGAAAAGGTCGGTTTTTTTTAAGTTGGATACCATCCAAAGAAATGATGAACAATGTAGAGGAAAGAAACGGACGTAAGTTCCCTGGTAACGCTCATATAGGAGCCTTTGGTTGTGACTCATATGATATATCGGGAACAGTTGGTGGTGGTGGATCAAAAGGATCTTTGCATGGAATGACTAAATTTCACATGGATGACGCTCCAACTAATATGTTTTTCCTAGAATACATATCCAGACCTCCAACAGCAGAGATATTTTATGAAGATGTGTTAATGGCTTTACATTTTTATGGCATGCCAATTCTTGTCGAAAACAACAAACCTAGATTACTATATTATCTCAAGGACAGGGGTTACAGGCCTTTTTCTATAAATAGACCAGATAAACATAAAAACATACTGTCAAGAGCAGAAAAAGAGCTCGGTGGCATACCTTCATCTCAATCCGTAATTTCTGTACATGCAGAAGGTATAGAAAGCTTTATTCAAACTCATGTTGGTGTGATAAAAGACGAAAGAGATACGGACTTTGGAAGTTGTGGAAATATGTTTTTTAATAGAACTTTGTTAGATTGGGCAAACTATGATATAAATAACAGAACCAGGTTTGATGCCACAGTAAGTTCGGGTTTTGCGATTATGGCAAATCAAACGACAAAGAATAACAGACAAGAAAAACGTAATCAAATAAATCTTAACTTTGCAAAATACAGTAACAAAGGTTTTGTTAGTGAAATTATTAGGTGATTATGATAAATAAGCCGAAGTTCATTTCAGGCAGTGGTTTTCCTAATCAATTTGTGTCAGACATAGAGAAGGATACGTATGAGTATGGTCTCCGTGTTGGACATGCTATTGAGTCCGAATGGTTCGCAAGAGACCATGGAAGTAGTATATATGGGGAAATAAGATCTGAATACTTAACTAGAAGATTGTACGCTAGAGGGCAGCAGCCTGTCGATAAGTACAAAAACGAATTAGCCGTCAATGGCGATCTTTCTTATTTAAACCTTGATTGGACACCTGTCCCCATCATCCCTAAGTTTGTGGATGTTGTTGTCAATGGTATATCTAACAGAATGCTTGATGTCAAAGTAGAGGCAGTTGACGATTTGTCTTCTATGAAAAGGGAAGCTTTTAAGATGGATATGATGTCTGACATGATAGGGCGACCAGCTTTGTCTATGATCAAACAAAACACAGGTGTTAATGTTTTTAAATTTCCAGAAGACGAAATACCAGAGAATGACGAAGAACTAGGGCTGTATATGAAGCTTAAGTATAAGCAAGGCGTGGAGGTTGCTGAAGAGGCAGCCATCAAAACTATTTTAGAGCTTAACGAATACGACGAGCTAAAAAGAAGAATAGACGAGGATAATGTTGTTCTTGGTATTTCAGCGGTGAAACACTCATTCGATCCGCATCATGGTGTTCGGCTAGAGTATGTGGATCCTGTAAACTTTGTGTATTCACCAACAGAAGATCCTAACTTCAGGGATTGTTACTACTTTGGGGAGGTTAAGTCAGTACATGTTACTGAAATTAAAAAGATTAATCCTAATCTTACGCAAGAAGAGATAGAAGAAATATCAAAGCTTGCTAGTAGATTTGATGGTTATAGAAGTACTCAGAACCTACAGAGTCAGAGTGGGTTAGATAAATCAAACGTTAGTCTTCTTTACTTTTGTTACAAAACAGACCGAGAAGTTGTATACAAGGTAAAGCAAAACCAAAACGGTGGTGAAAAGCCCTTGAAGAAAGACGGAAACTTCAATCCGCCTAAGACAGAGCAGGCTAGATTTAAAAGAGTTGCAAGAAGAATAGATGTTTGGTATGAAGGTGTACTTGTGTTAGGCACAAACCATTTATTGAAATGGGGTGTAATGAGTAACATGGTCAGACCTAAATCAGCTTTTCAAAAAGCCTTACCTCCATATGTTGTTTCAGCGATTAAAATGTCAAAGGGTAATGTTGACTCTCTGGTAAAGAGAATGATCCCTTTTGCAGATCAAATACAACTTACCCACCTCAAGCTTCAACAGGTGGTTGCTAAAATGATACCAGATGGTGTATTTATTGATGCTGATGGACTAAACAGTGTCGACTTAGGTAATGGAGCGTCCTATAACCCTTCTGAAGCTTTATCAATGTATTTCCAGACAGGTAGTATTATTGGCAGAAGCTATACGGAAGATGGCGACTTTAATAACGCTAGAGTACCTATTCAAGAACTAACAAGTAGCGGATCAAATGCTAAAATAGCAAGCCTTATTAACATGTATAACTATCAGCTTAATATGATTAGAGCTGTAACAGGTATCAACGAGGCGAGAGATGGAAGCACTCCTGATCAATATGCTCTTGTGGGTCTACAAAAACTTGCTGCTCTCAACAGCAACACTGCGACAAGACATGTTATACAGGCTGGTGTATTTCTCACAAAAAGACTTGCAGAAGCGGTATCATACAGAATATCAGATATATTAGAGTATGCTGACTTTGCTGAAGATTTTGCAAAAATGATAGGAAAGAACAATTTCGAGATTGTTCAAGAAGTAAAGTCACTACACTTGCATGACTTTGGAATATTTATCGAAATAGAGCCAGATGAAGAAGAAAGACAGATGTTGGAGCAAAACATTCAGCAATCAATTCAATCGGGACAAATAGGCTTAGAAGATGCCATAGATATTCGTAGCATAAAAGATATTACTCTTGCAAACAGCTTACTTAAAACACGAAAAGTAAAGAAAGAGAAGAAGGAAATGGAGAAACAACAGGCTGCGATACAGATGCAAACTCAGTCCAACACCCAGTCTGCTCAAGCTGCTTCTCAATCTAGGATGCAAGAGGAACAATTCAAAACTCAATCTGAATCACAGATGGAGCAAATGAAAGCTGAGTTAGAGTTACAGCGTATGCAAGCCAAACAGCAGATTGATGCGGAGATGCTAAGACTCAAGCATCAATTTGACTTGGAACTAAAGCAAGCAGAGGCTGATATTTTTAATGGTAGAGAGCAGTTTAAAGAAGATCGAAAAGATAAAAGAACAGACAAACAAGCTTCTCAACAAAGTAGACTTATTAGACAACGCAAGGAAAATACACCGCCCGTAGACTTTGAGGGGGAAGGTGAAAAGCCTAATGTTTTGGCTAACTTTAGAGC